TATCAAAGAATTTTAAAATACCACTCATATCATTTTTCTTTTTGTTCAAGTCTGTTTGGCGATAATCACCACACCAAATAATCTTTGAGCGATAACCAACACGGGTCATAACAGTATCAATTTCTTCAAATGTCAAATTTTGCATTTCATCAACAATAATAATAGCATCATCAAATGACATACCACGAATGAATGATGTTGAAATGAATTCAACATATCCTTGTTCTTCAAGTCTTTGATACGCATCTTTGCGACCAAACAAAGTATGACAAATTTGTTGATATGGTTGCTGATAGATTTCCATCTTCTCTGCAACATCACCAGGCAAATGACCCATTTCTCTTGATTGTACCGCAGAACGGACAATAATAATTTTATGAAATGGATTACTCTTATCTAAAACTTCTTCTAGTGCTTTGTATAACGCACAGAATGTTTTACCTGTTCCTGCTACACCATGTAATGCTACAAAATAATCGCCTCTCTTATATGCATCAAAAAATAATTTTTGATTGTTTGTTAGTGGGTCAAAAGTTTTTAAATCATCTATTCTGATTTTTAGTGCATTCGTTGGTTTTGTTTGCACATCAGATTCATCAACAAGTCTAATTTTTGTATTTGCTTTTCTTGCCATGAAGACCCTCTATATTTTTGATGCCATTATCCCTTTGTGTGTTTTTTAATCACCTGTTCGGTTCTGGCTTGTTTAATGGATTTTCTTCCGTGCTTATCCGCAACTGCACTAGCAGGATGAGCCTCAGAGATTTTTGAAAGAACCTCTTTGAACCCATCGGGAACACGGTTTTGTTTTGATGTAGACACGCCCGACACAATCGCAGGTGCAGTCATCACAGATTGAATCTGTGGATTGGTTTTTAGATATTCTTCACGTTCAGAAAATTTCATAAACGCTTCAAATTCTTCACCAGTTTCAATATTCAGGAAGTTATATGTAGGCATGTTACACTCTTATATAGCACAGAACCAGGAAGGAATATTTCTTTTCTTCCAGTTTGCAAGATGATTTTTGTTGTTTATGTAGTAATTTCTGTATGATGCAATAGAATCACCAGGAATTTTCACTTCATCAGGCATAGCAGGAGTTGGTTCAGTAAATGGACCAACGGGAATATTTTTGGGTCTATAACTCAGTGCTTGTGAAAGTCGTTCACATGAATGAATTTTACCATAGCGATGCGTATATTCGTCCATCAGTGCGCCAAACAGTCTGTACAACCAAGCATAGTTGGCATCAGATTGTCTTACCCATACGGCTGAAGGATGATTGATATGAGTAGCAGAATACAACACAGATTCACGCCCGTCAGGAAGAACATATCTAGTTTGTTTGCGACCAGTTTTAGAGAGGCCAACAGATTGAGTGCCATCAAGAAAACGGTGAGCAGTAGAAAGTAATTGAGCATATTCAAGGATCATTTTAACACAATGCTTGTCGTTGTGCATCATAGCACAATTAGAAACATCGTGGTCAAGGTAAAAAATATTCATAGTTTCATCTTTATTCTAGGTACTTCTTCCCAATAGCCAACTTGTTTAATATTTCCAAATTGGTCATGGACATTTTTCTTCACTTGCAAAGCAACTCTAGTTATTTTTTCATTGTCATCAATATATTCAACAACTTGAAATTCATAACTGATTGGTTCAGGCAAAACAATTGTAGGACCAGAAGTATTTACCTGTGCAACAGGCACCGTATTATATGTGTGGGTAGATAAGAATGTCTGCATAGTTTACCAATGGCGAATTACGCCAGCAACAATAAAAAGGTTAGTGATGATGTATGATAACACAATCGCCGTCCGAATGCAAGCAATTTTATCAGCCTCTCTATTATCTTCTCCAGCTTTTTCGCCTAATGCTTTAGCCCATAATTTCCACATTCCGATTCTCCATAGAAAAAAACCTGGGCATTGCACCCAGGCTAAACTTTAGAAGTTTTTAACTTAAGCCGTAGTAGAAGGCTCGGTAACCTCAGTCACAGTAAGGACTTCGGTTTCTTTTGCAGGCTTTGCTTGCAAATCTTTTAGGGTTTTCACAGCATCAAGAACGATACCGCGATCACGCCAATATTTAACAACACCGTCGGATGTTGGATTCATAAGTTGATACGATTCAACTTTACGACCATCTTTCACGACACGGATAACGGCCGCACTCCGAATTTTAATTTCAAGAATGTGAGCAGACAATTTATATTTCAAGGCATCGCCAAGCAAATTTTCAAACACATCTTTTTTAACCGCATCACCAGTCATAAGCAATTGGAAGATTGGCTCCCATGCTTTCAAACGAACGGCTTTAGCTGGTTTAACATTTTTGGCTTTAGTCATAATAAACTCCATTTAATTTAAGAAAATACATTATACAATAAAAATTGCCATCTGTCAACCAGATGGCTGGTAATCATGCGGCTTTTTGCAACATGATGGTAGGATACTTAACGAACCCGGTAGTATCTTTTTTTGCTTTGCCTTTAGCATAGAGACCGACAATCACACCCTTGGGATCAAGGAAACGCAAGTCGGATTCATCGCCGTTAAAGACTGGGCGGCTGAGGTAATCAACAGGCATCGGCAATGTTTTTTTGATACCGAAGACTACCGCAACATTCAAACCTTCATTCATAGCCCTCAACACATCGGAATCGTTACCGTCCGCGGCTGAAAACGTCAATTGATAATTTGAATACTCTTTAACTTTACGACCAAGCACCTTGGTGTAATCGTAAAATTGGACTTCTGGAAAAGCGGTGAAGATGTTACGGAATAATTTACCGTTGCGAACAACTTCATATTTTTCCCAAGACAAATCGGATGTGCCGTTCAAGCGGAAGACAGGCACCAATTCCATTTTTTTGCTTTGCTTGATAGCCAACTCAATATCTTTAACCAGCGTAGTCATAAATTCTACGCGGTTCTCAAAAAACATTTTTGTTTTGCGGATGCGGGCTTGTTGAATAACGTTGGTATTCTCGCCACGCTTGAACATGCCACCACGACCAGCGGTATTGAGACAAGCCGCGGTACAACCAGCGGTGCGCTTTGCACATGTTTCATAACCCGACAAATCAGCAGGAGCCAAGTGTAAAATATAAGTGTTATATCCTTGAGACATGCCTTTGAGTACTTTTGGATTACCAGTGGAGAGCAATTTCATTTTCAACCTCTTTCTATCAATCTATGAATATAGTATAACAGGATGGTAAAGATTGTCAAGCATTTTTTTGAGTTGTCGCAGAAATACAACATTAGTACCTAAGTATTAACATTACCACACAGCCAGCGGCTAGAATACTAAAGGTTACAAGTCGGCCCAATAGTGCGCCGAAGAATAATCCTAAAACAAATATACTACTTGTGGAAATGAATACTTCCATCTTATCGCCTCATGTTTGCTTGGTCAATCGCTTCCTCGGCTGAGAAAATTGGCACCGCATTGCTTTTATGTAAAGTGCCAATACCTTTCATTTCGGTACCAGTGTACACTTTACCATAAATTGGCTTTGTTGCAGAACCGCCAGGAGTCACTTTGCTGGGATACTTTTTAGAATCACGATCCGCAGGAATAGTCAACTTGGGAAATTTATTTTCTTGTATCACTTTTGTTTTCTTAGGAGAAAAATTGGTAGTCATGCTATTGACACTTTTCAGCCAAGCATCATACTCGGCCAATTCTTTTTTGGTTTTGTTTTTGCGCTTACTCTTGCCTAAATTAACATAGAACATCATACTAATTCAAATCCTGAATTTACGTTAACTGTCCAAGCTTTCCAGCTTTTTCTTTGGATTGTCGTTGTAGGAATTTTATTCTGAATACAGAATTTCCAGGCTTCAAGAAAATAAGAAAATTCACGCATTACTTTTCCTTTCGGTCACTCGTTTCATTGTGGTTTTATATTCGGTACAATCGGTGATTGTATAACCGTGAAGTAAGGTACTCTCAACCAATGCTAACGATTCATTGGTGGCTTCTTCATCTTCCATAACGTAATTTCGGACAAACTTGTAATTGTAACCCGTGAGTGTTTCTGCCATTAGTGTAAACTGATCCATATTATCCCTTAATTTTATTCAACAAATTTTTAGCTACCGTCAGGTCTTCAACATAGTCCAAGCATTGTTCCATTTCTTGAACCATCAATTCGGAACGACCAATCCGAAGTAATTTTATTGCATAATTTAAGTCTTCAAGATCCATTTCTTTGGCCATTTGACTTAATGTCACACGAGGACAACTCATTAAAAAATTTAGATTATCACGGTCCCATTCGTTCATATACACTCCTAATTAACAAACATAAATCAGTATAACACAAGCCAGAATATTTTGCAAGCATAGTGTTACATTTTTGCAACAGCGGTAATATGCTTGCATTTTCCGTGGTATTTGAAACCGATGCAGGTGCAGGAGTAATGCTTGCCGTTTTGCGTTACGGTATACTCGCCTTTGCTACCCTTGACTAGGAATTTTCTGGTACTCTGAACCGAGCCAGAAATTACTTTGACATTCCGTAGCCACTTGGACGGAATTATTTTGACGGGATATGATGCATCGGTAGTTTCAAGTGAAAAACTATCCGCATCAACCCATCGTTGACTTTTAACAACTGTACCCGTTAATTCTACATCCTCATACGGCTCTGGAGCGTATAAGTAATTAGTTCTAAAACGGACAGTAATGGAAACTTTTGAACCGATTGTTGGAATATTCATAATGCTTAGTATAGCACAATGGATAATCCTGTCAAGCGACTTGTTGTTTTCCTACAACATTAACCTTGTAATAGTTGTCTATTATCGGACTCTTTTATATCTTCTTCAAATTCCTGCATTTTCAAGCGGGCTAAAGCCTTCTTGAGGTCTGCAACATCGCCAGAATCTGTTTTGATTCTGTCTTCAATTTCTTTTATTTGCTTTTGGATAACTTGAGTGATACTCATTGCTTTCTTCCTTTGCCAAACGATAAAAAGATTTATCGTGGTGTTTTTGCTTGGGTTGTTTCCAGTCGGATACTGAATCTTCTTTTTTCCGAAATTTAGTTTTGTAGACTCGTTCTACTTTAGTGCCACCAATCATTTTCTCTTTGATTAACCTCCGTTAAAGAATGCGGTCTGCTACACCTAGCTTAATAACTTCTTCGGCTGACATCCAAACATCGCTAGGTGAAAGAAGTTTGGATTTTACATCACGGGCACTCATACCCGTAGCTTCTTGAAGTATATTTAACATTCTTTGATTAGTCAATTCAGCCTCTTTAGTGAATGACTTTAAATCGTGGTGTTTTCCTTCGTATGTGTCGGAATATTGGTGACACATCAAACCACAATTTTTAGAAATTAATCTTTCGCCTTTTTCACCAGATGCAAAGATTAGAAATGCGGCTGACATAACAGCACCAACGCCAATTGTCCGAACTTTGTTTTTGCTTATACGCATCATGTCAATTAAACCAAGTGCTTGATACAAATCGCCACCGGTAGAATTGATATACAACTGTAAAAGTTTTTCTGAATCATGGTAAGCATTCTCATAAACTAACCATTGTGTTGCTTTGAGAATGTTTTCTTCATTTATTTCACCACTCAAGAAAAAGATATGATTGTCGAGGAATACATTATCAAACTTATCTTGAACGTTGAACGGTATGTCTTCAGGTGGTTGACCTAATCTCTTCCCACTCATAGGCCGATTTGATGATGGATGATATATCATGTTTTGGATTAAAATTCAAAATGGTTTTTGCTTTGGTGATATCAGCGACCAAATGACTTGGATCGCCTTCTCTCCTTGGCACTATATTATATTTTACTTTTTTACTGCTTACTTTTTCAACTGTTTTTATAACATCAAGAACACTATAACCAACTCCTGAACCTAGATTAAAAACTCCAGATTCGCCATAATTGTCAAGATATTTTACTGCTTCTAGGTGTGCATCAACAACATCACAAACGTGGACATAATCTCTAACGCATGTTCCATCCGGTGTGTCGTAATCAATTCCATACACTTCAACGGTATTTAGATTTTGTAGAATTCTAGGAACCAAATGTGTTTCTGGCTCATGGCTTTCGCCCATTTCTCCGTCAGGATCAGCACCAGCCAGATTGAAATACCTAAAAATTACATAATTCATACCAGAATCTTCAATAGCATATTCACAGGACATTTTACTATTACTGTATGGATTGTTGCTTGTGGTGCATTCATCTTCTGGTATTTGTATTGCACCTGACCAATAGACACCCGCAGTTGAAGAAAAGATGATTGTATTCACGCCATTTTTTTTCATCGCATTTAAAACTGAGACTGTTCCGCCAACATTGACTTCCCAGAATTCGGTAGGATCTTTTACTGATTCACCAACTTCAATCCGACCAGCGAGATGGAATACAACATCCACAAAATGATTTTGAAAAATACTTTCTAGGAAATATTTTCGCCGAATGTCACCACAATAAAATGAATCCACATAAGAATGTGTGGGTTCCTTTATGTCAAGGATGATGACTTTCCATCCTTGTTGCTTTAGTTTTTTACTTAGGTGCGAACCGAGATAACCTGACCCACCGGTAATGAGCGCGGTTCTATTTGCATTAACTTGTTCTTTTTCCATGGGAAACTTCCATTATATTTTGTCGCATTGATAGCATTACCACTCTCAAAGAAATCTGCTTTCACAGAATTCGGATTACCATCTAAGCGATAGCATAAGGTGTGTGCATTGGTGCAATCGTAATTGGGAAAATGGGTTGATAGTGCTTGATAAAATTGTCTATCAGCACCCCACTGCCCATACCATGCATGACCGATGCGAACAGCAATATCACGCTTAATAGCAAAGCTGGAAGTATCAATGTGGTTAACTTTCTCGTCAAAGAAAACAGGCCACTTTCCAAGGCTTTCGCAATTGTCTTCGCAGAGTAATTTTTCATCTTTATCGTAAATCTTTCTAAGGCTATATGCCCAATCATTTCCCTTTTGTATCACCTTAACAAGTTTTTCAACGTGACACGGATCAATCCAATTATCTTCATCAAGGTAAATGATTACATCAGCATTCACCAAAAATGAACATGCGGCATAAACACGATGACCGTACCATCCTTTACCCACATTTTCTTCAATTTTTATTACACGGACTTTTTCAGAACCTTCAATGATATCATCAATTTCTTTCCAATGCTGAATACCATCCATGAAAACGTAATGCGTCAAATCATCATATGTTTGACGGTCAACGGATTCAATACACTTACTGAGGTACTTGGTTCCGATTGTCGGTGTTATTACCGCTACTTTCATTTTCATCCTTAAAAACCAATTTAGCACTACCTGTAGTGCCTGGCATATTCAATATCAAGTCTTCTTTCAAGTCACGACCAAAAATTGCATCCCACCGAGTATCATATTCTTGTTGGGTAATGCTAAATGGTCTTGGCTTACTGCCTTTACCACCATCAGACATTTCAATCTCCCAAATCAATATCCGGAAAAGCCTCTTTGACTAGTTTTGGCGTAAGGAAAGGAATACGCAAATCTTTCTTCATAGCCCTAACAAGCAAATCAGCCTCATCTTTGTGAAGTGCTTCCAATAATGGAACTAACAAATTTAGTTGCTTTTTAGCAGTCAATCCTGGTGCTCTGCGTGAATGCCCAGCAATAAATCGGTACAATCTTGGTACCTCATTGTGCAAATAGAGGATGTTTAGACCCTCAGGCTCTTTTGCTGGTTTATATTCTGGAATCTCTACATCAAAAATTACATTCGGATTAAAAACTGCAACCAAAAATTCTTTGAGATTTTTATCGCCATGTTGTCGTAAAACATTAATTTTATCTGCTCTCTTTTCTGTTTTCTCAAACAAAGCAAAGATTTCGTGATACATCAAATCATTCATTTATTTTCCTTAAAATTCATCAATTACTTCCAGCAAATTCTTTAGCCGATTCGCAATCATGTAATTCATAAATTGCTGGCGGGTTGCTGGTTTTGTTTCTATGTATGTATCTATAATGTTTTTTGAGATTGGTCCAGGAATCATAGTCAAATCAATCAACTGTTTGTTCCGCGACCAATTCCGCATTTGCGTTTCATTAAATTTACTTGTGCCCGTTTCAGCAACTTCTTCCAGAAACTTCTTGGTCACAGATTTTTGGCGAATGCCATCAATGATACAAGTATCGGGTGACAAGATGTTTGGAATACCATCGCCTTTATCACCAGTAACAATCAATTCATTCAATTGTTTGATTGGATCATTCGTTTGAATGAACTTCTTCATTGTTGGTGAATACTGTTTAACATTTGGATAAATCTGCAATTGAACAAAGTCTTTATCGGATGATAAAATCAATACGGCTTCATTCTTAGAATATGCTTGTGTCAATACACCGATAACATCATCAGCCTCAGCGCCGTGAATGTCAATCACCTTGTATGGCGAATGGTCTTTCAATTCTTGGCGAATCTTAGCCATGCAATCAAAAATTGCAGCCCAGTCATGCCCAGATGCATCACGATTTTTCTTTCGGTGACCTTTGTATGGCGGAAATATTTCTCTGCGCCAATAGTGGCGATTATCGCAAGCAATAATCACTTCACCGTACTCGCGGAATTTCTTCACATTAGAACGGATAGTATTGAGAACCATGTGGCGAACCAAAGATTCTTCAACTGGTGTTTTTGAGGAACCAATTTGTTCCATCAAGTTAGCAATAACAACTTGGTTGTAGTCAAATATAATCATATGGTCATTATAGCATAAGTTTTCAACAATTGTAGGTAATCATAGGACACGCAACAGGACAATATCTTTATTGATTCTACCATTTAACGGAGATTCTTTTGTTGCAATACCAGTCAGCACATTACGCAAAGCTATTTTACCAGCTTTCAATACTTCTGGCAACATTTCGCCTGGCTTTCGTACTGTCTTACTTATAGATTTGGATTCCGTGTAATTTGTGACACAGGTGCCTTTAACGCTAAATCCACCAGCATCATCGGCATGATACACACCAAGTTTTCTTGTTTTGGTATTGAACACCCATAACTGCATTGCACCAATGATATCTTTCGGCTTGATTGATACCAATTTCAAGTCATCAAATTTTTCACAATACTGGACTTTGGATACAAGTTGGTCCGGTGTTTTTGCTTTGCGTTTTCGTGGCTTACGATTTATTTTAGCCTCACCAGCAATCTTCATCGCATCGGTAATAATTGTATCGCAATATGCAACCATCTTTTTCAACTGTGGTTTTGTAAAGTTGGAATAACCCTCACGCACGTCCGCGTCTTTTGTGTTTAGAACATCATCAAATTCACTTCGGCGTTTTTTGAAAATATCAACCAACTTATTGGCATGCATTCCTTTTGCTCGGTCTTGCATAATTGCAAACGGCGATGGCATGGTATTAAATTTACTGGTAACAACTTCATCAATTGCGCCTTCAAGGTCACCCGCAATCTCCGATATCTTTTCATTCAATCGGTCTTGAATAGACGGACCTTTAT